TGTGATTAACAACCAAGACAACTCTATCACCTCGATGTATGTGTATGAAGAGATTCATGTAAATGCCAGAGAAAAATTTATGAGTCTTTGCCAAACGTGGTGGTGGGAAAGCAATAGAATGATTCCAATTGGCATCTTTCTAAGGAAAGAATTAGTAAAATTCAAGGACGTTTTAATGATGATGAATACCAAAGATGTCAGTGTAAAAATAGGTCCTGTAACAAGTTTGAACAATCTTGCTATGAAAAGAAGCAAGAGAAAATCAGTTCAATTAGTACGTAAGCCTAAGTAATTAATCAAATAAAAGTTTTGATAGACGCTTATTACCTTTTTTATCAAGGTAATTTTTGACCCTTTTTACTTTCCAATCTTCGTATGGAAAAACATATGTTGGGTGATCCGTTTTATCTTTGCCCCATCTAATTCTATTCCAAATTCTTTCGTGTCCATAATACAAAAACATTTTTGTTATTACTTCTATGCCTGCTATGGCTCCAGCCATGCTTACTGTTCCTGTGATCAACCAAGAAATTAGGAACGTATCGCTTGTTGCCAAGATACGCCATGATAATGTTTTTGCTAAACTTCTACGTGCTTTGCTTTTCATTTTTTAATTGCTCACAAATTAAATTCATATGAACAACTACTGCAACAGCATAAGACGTTGCGTGGGACTTCTTAAAAAAGTATTTGTCGTCAATTGGTTTTACCCAAACTTCCTGCATAATTTTATTCCAAGATTCATTTAACAAATACCTTTTGCTAGGTCTGATGATTGCCAACACTGCCGCTAGTTGTTCAATGCTTTTTGGTTTTAACTTTCTTAATATTTCTGAATGACCATTCAAATGAAACACTTTGTCACTGAAGTCTTTGGCTTCTAGTAACTCCCACATTGGTTGCTTGTTCATTAGTTGTTTAAGATGATTATCATCTTTAATATCCTTGTAGATGCTTACGTTCAAGCAGTCTATTTTAAAATAGTTTCTGTCTTCAGCAGTTTCATAATCTAAAGTGGACAAGTTTGTTGCTGGATCATGTGGAATCTCTGTGAAGTATACACCTGTATTATGCTTCTTGCCATTTTCTAATTTAGCAATTCTGTGCTTTAGTTTTTCTAACAAAACATTTCTATCAGCAAAATCTATATCTATATCAAACATCTAATTTTTTAACCCTTCTTGTGTGTCTACCTTTCAAAAATTTAGTTTCAAAAAATGCTTCTATCATATATTTTGCTGTTTCAAAATCTACGTAGTCAGCACCAATACATAATACATTCATATCGTTGTGTTGTCTAGCCTGTTCCACATCAAATACATCAAAACAAACTACCGCTCTTGCTCCTTTGAATCTATTTGCCTGGATTGCCATACCAAAACCGCTACCACAAAATAAAATCACTCTATCATCTTTTTCTAAGAACCTACAGGCTTTTTTGGCTATGTCGTTATAATCTGTTCTTTTATTTTCATAGATGCCTATGTCATGAAAGGTTACAATATCTCCCATGCACTCGTCGATAGGGCATAGCCATTTGGATACTTGATCTTTTAATTCCATTCCTCTATGGTCAGCACCTATTGTCAAATCTATCATAACGTTAATTTACTGTGACCTCCACCAACTTCACCTTTCACCCAAACGTTAAATGATAATGTGTATCTGATATTGTTGGATTGATTTACGTTTACACTATGATTTAAAAAACTTGGAAACATTATCAAATCCCATTTCTCAGGAGATATACCTATCTTCGATTGATGATAAAGATAACTTCTTTTTTGCGTTATATCGAAATCATCTTTGTGATCCAATCTTACTGTGTCGGTACAAATGTTAGTGTGATTTTTATCTTTATGAAACACAATATCTGCTGTCTCTTTACAATCTGTCAAAAACAATACTCCTGATACTAAACTGTTACTATGATAATGTTCTTGTATAAAATGGTTTTGTTCATATCTATTACACCAACTTGTCGTCATCACAAATTTATGTTTTGGATGTATGTCCAAATATCCATGCATAAATTCACTAACTTGATTCATTATTTCAGTTTTTAATGGTAGCAAATTCTCTCTATCTAGTACATAATCATCTTTAGATATAAAAGAAACTTTGTGTGATCTTTCTTCATATTCTAATTTTGTTTTAATAAAGTCTTCACTCTCTTCATAAGGTCTTATTTTTGTTTTACACAGTGGTATACCAAATAGTGGCACAACATTGTTTTCTGTAATCATAATTTTGCCTCCTTTACAATTTCTTTGACCATTTCAATATCTGCTGGCAGTCTTTTAAATCTTAATGCCCAATGATTAGGATCCATGACTGGGTAAACAATTTGTAGTTGTTCATCATTAAATTTTTTCATCATGTCTTTTCCGCTTTTACAATTTAATATCAACCAAGGAGATATTTTGCCATCCTTAATATCGATAACTGCTCTGTTCAAACTAGCATATCTAAAGTAGTCACTCCATGGAGCCTCTTTCTCATCTCCCCAATCCATCATAGTTTTAATTGATCGTTCCATTGCTGTTTCTACTTTTTCTCTTAAAATTAGATCGCCTGCATATTTTAAATACATTTCTTCTCTACACCAATGATCTAATTTTACACCTGAAGTTACCACATAGTCAATATATTTGTGAGGATATAATGGTTTAACGTTGCTGATAAAACTACCAAACTTAACAAATGCTGTGTAATATGGAGATTTACAAAAGTCTTCATATGTTTTTGGTTTGCTTGACTTCTGACATAATTCATAAAATCTTACAAATGTTTGATATCCTAGTTGTACTCTGCGTTCATCTTTTTGTGTGAATCTCCTTTTTTGTTCACACATATGAACAGTTAAAGTTTTTTCTTTGGCAAATTTTGCTCCACAGTATTTGCAGGTGTAAAGTTTTTCTATCATTAAAATGTCTTCTTAATTTGTTCTTTAGTCATGCCCATATCTTCTGCTAGTTGTTTTAACTCTTTTGTTGTGTTTATAGTTGCTAACAATTTTAATTCATCTTGCTTTTTAGTTGGATACAATTTTTCTAAAAATTTCATTGCTTTTGCTGTGCTATTACTGACTTTCAGTTTGTATCCAATCCATTCATGATACCTAATGTTTTTTGAATTATTAGCAGTCATACACAAAAGATACCAAAGTAATTTTTTGTGTTTGGATAATGTAAAAAAGTTTTTGTTATAATATTCATTTGTTTTGAATATTTGTAACTGTTTGTCTTCTGTTTTACCTTTTATAGCACTGACATATCTATTCAACAAATAGAATGAAACTTGTTTACGTTCATCATCTGATAGGTCGTCCCACACGTTCTTAGCATTCATGTCGATAGCCGCTAATATATCTTTTAAAGGTAGTTTGTTTGTTTTTGTTACCATCGGTTCTCTTTTATTAAATCATACATTAATTTTAACTTCTTTAATTGTATTTGTAAAGACTTGTTTCCTTCGTTTGCATAATCTACTATTTCGGAAATTTCAACTTCATTCAAATACCAATCTGGAAAATTTGGTTGTTCAATCAAGACACGTTCACCTTTGCCATCTATAGGTCTGGCGTAAACAGTCGCGCCACCATCTGGACTCTCATAAATCATTGCTGTTTCTTTTTTCTTTTTTGGCATTAAAGTAAGTTGGTGTATTCTATACTTTCACACTGTCTAGAAATATCTTTCACAAAAAAAGCACAATCTGGACTATTATTATCAGTCAACGGTGTAGATAAAAGTTGATTATTTTTAATTTTTGGAAAGTACCATTTTACATCATTATAAAAATTAACCACATTGACTTCATAAAAGTCTGCTTTGAAACTGCTTAATGGATTAAAAATAAATGCTGAAAATCCTCTATCTGCTATACTGGTTAATGGTACAACTTCCACTGTATTGCTGTCTTCTTTGTCACCTACTGCTATGTTCCAATCTAATGGCATAGTAACTTCTTTACCTCCTATTTCTAAAACTATTGCCGGAGCATTGAATGATTCAATGTATATCAAAGGCAAGAAAAAGAAATCAGGTTCTTTAGGATTGCTGTTATCTAATACACTAAATGCC